TCCCGGAAACGTTCGATTTCTGTATAATCGGAATTTTTTAGATTTTCCTGTATTCCAAGTAGTTCGATGTTGCTCATATCTTTGGTTGATTCGCTTTTTACCATAGATATCACCTTGTCCCTTTCTATTTATCATATGAAGAAAGGTGGGGAAATGTCACGGGGCGGTATGTAGAGCAGCTTATGTTTGGTCTGGGAGCTCGTCCGTGTACTGTGACAGAAATTTCTTTATGGTTTCCCATATATGTCTTACAGGAAGTCCACATAAGGTCATATTTTTAAGAATGCTTACCAGCTCATAAGCTATATACAGAAGTCCAAAGAACTCCGCAACGCCAATAGACTCAACTAGCAGATAGGACCGGATTGCTTCCGGTATAAAGCCTATTAGATTTAAGTGTACAATCCTATCAAGTACCAAAAGGAACGCAAGGGATGCTACCATAGATATTTTTCGTATCGCCCCATCAATTCCAAAACAGCTGTTAAACTCATGTTCCTTAATTGCTCTTATGCACCCGAAGCAGGTGTCCATGACCACTGCTAAAATAACCAGTTTAATAATCGCGCTCCCCCATGCCAGGGCAAGCAGTTCTGTAATTCTATCCATTTCCATTATCCTCACTCTTTCTTCTAATTTTTAGTTTTTAAGATTTCCTGTTTATCTGATTCCGTTATCCAATTCTTTATAACAGCATTAGCCAGCATTACATCCGTTAGTGGACCCTTGCCGCAGTTATATAATCTCATTAATGTTTCAAACATAATTATCCCTCCAGACCTGATAAAATTAGCTTGTCGACTGTTGCTCTTAAGAGTTCGATCTCCTGATCTGCGCTCATTACTGGATTAATAACTTTTTCAACACCATTTTCATCCATTCTATAAAAAATACCATCACGGTATCGATCTCCAGCTCGACAAGGATATTGGAAACAATCCACTGAAAAGGCTGTATCTCCATATGCGGCTCTTGATAACCAGTTTGCCATTTCATAATTATCACACACAATAATATTCTTTAACTCTTCCTCAAAAATCTGAGCAAATACTTGATGTACTACCATTAATTATTCCTCCTTAAATTAATAACCCCATCTTACAATACATACTCCAGATCCTCCAACATATCCATTTCCGCCACCACCGGCATAAAAATAGCCACCGCCGCCGCCGCCTCCGGTATTTGCTGATCCGGCTGAGCCACCAGTAAAAGCATCGGCTCCATTACCGCCACCACCAGAACCACCAAAACCTCTTGCTGTTATTCCTTCTTGATTGTTTCCGCCGCCGCCTCCTCCACCGGAATATAGTGTACCACTTGATTCGCCAAAAGCTCTTGTTGTTGCCCCTTGTCCCGTACCACCATAGTACTCACCATTTCCACCATTTGAGCCTCCATTTCCAGCCGCATAATCGGATTTCCTAAATGTTCCACTACCTCCACCAGATCCTCCATCTTTCCAGAAACCACTTTTTCCTCCAGAAATACTATACGATCCAAAAGAAGTTGATCCACCATCTGAACCAATTGCACCTCCTGATCCAATAACAACACTTATGTTTTGACCCGGTGTTACAGAAATACCTTTGACAGTTTTGGTATAACCTCCACCTCCTCCAGAACCTGCGTTTGTTTTGTCTCCAGAGTAACCTCCACCACCTCCACCAACCATGAACACATCAATACTACGCACTCCAGTCGGAACCGTAAAAGTTCCAGATGAATAGATTGTCTGTTGTCCTTTTGTTGTTGCCACAGCTACGGTGTATGAGGTAGTGTGCACCCACTCTCCACTATTTAAAGTTGCATAAGAAAAAATCCTGAAATAGTAGGTTGCTCCACTCGAAAAGCTTGCTATGGTAACGCCAGATATTCCAGAAGCCGCGGTATTGTTTCCAGATCCCTTATAGTATTTAGTACCATCAGTGATGCTCGTCGGATAGGATCCAGTTTTACCAACAATAATAACTCCTGAAAATGGTCCTTTTGCTGGATTTTGCCATGTAAATGTGATCGCCGTGGACGAGTACACGGCCGCACTAAAAGAAAGAATACTTTGTATAACCATTGTCCCTGTTAGCATACTTCCATTTACCCATGCGATATCACCGTTCATTATTCTGGCGGCTGTTGCAGTTCCTGGTGTTTGGCTTACCAGACTGTTTGCCATGATTTTTCCGAATCCATTATGATAGCCTGCCGGAACAACATAACTTTCTCCCGCATTTATATTCTGACTTACAGCTCCTTGATTCACCATACTACCTGTTCTCTTATTTTTAGGATTCGTATTATAATAAGTCTTACCAGTCAGTACCTGACTGTCCGCAGCATCTCCTGTAAATTCTAAGATTCCTTCCACTGCTTCATCATCAGAATCTCCTGTAACAGCTGTATAGCCTTTTAACAGCTCTGCTCTTGTAGCTGTACATTCATCAGACCCAGCTCCTGATCCGCCACCTCCTGCAATGATCACCTTACCCATTAGTACTCACCCCTCTCAGATATATACTAAAGTCCACCGTTGGCCTCTTTTCTCCACAATAAAAGGTGACATACCCATCTTCTGTCTCGCCATCAGTTATCATCCCAGTCATTTTTCTTCGAGGTTTTACCGCTGCTGCATCCAGATTTTTAGGTGTACAAGGGCTTAAAACCGGATTGTCAGTTGCTTTCAATCCAGCTACCGCAATTCTCTGGCTGTAAGGTGCCGTATCGCTCCAGTCAGAAGCCGGTATGCTTACCTCTATTAACTGTTCATGCTGCTCCTGAACCATCTTATTATAAAAAGTATTATTAAAAAGCTGTTCAATCTCAACCGCCATCTCCTGGCCATCTGCCAGCGTATCCCTATCCCATTTACGAATTTCAGCCGTAAATTTTGGCGGATTCTTCACATCACAAAATACCATTATTAAACCTCCTTAAAATATTTCATCCATATCATAGATCTGAGGAATATCTGCATCTTTTCCTTTTCGCATAAAGGTTCGGTATGCAATCAGATCCCCCTCTGCATCAAACAATCCCATTTCGGATATTTCACTTCCCGTTAATTCGCCTTTTTCCAATGTGGCCGTGTAACGGCAAGCAGTCTCCTCATCATTAACATAAGTGTGAGCCTCCACTTTCTTCTTTAAAAGTTCATGATAAAGAGCGACTTCACCTCCAGAAGCCGCCTTTGGCTTCCCCTCATCATTTACACCCCCGTCTCCCCACGCCATATGAGTGATAATTGGAAGTGCCATATCTCCTGCATGTGCTTTGCAAAATTTCTTTCTCCCTGTTACTGTAATAACTCCATTTGTAATGTCTGCCATATATTTTCCCTTTCCTATAAAATAGTTAAACCGCCATTTAAGTTACGATTGCCATCTAATGCCCATTCATTTTCCAATACATTCTTGTTTGTAATACAAACAGGACCGGCCGTCATATATTCCATCGCACTAAAACTAAAACTCATCATTTCTTCTATTTTGGAATCATTTATTGATTCTGCATGTACTACAATTATTTCATTATCTGAAAATAACTGCCTTGGTATGCCAACCGATATACGTAACTGCTCTTCCCGTTTATTGGGATGCTGTATTTCTGCACAAACCCTGGTTCCCACAGGATAAAAGTCAATGGGACTTTCATCATTGTAACCGTTTAATTTATTGTCCCCATTCAAAATCCAATTACGGTCCAGATTCAAATGCGCCAGATTATATCGAGGAAAAAAAACAGTACGAATAGTTATGTTATTAAAGAAAGAACTGTTTGCGTGATAGTTTCCCTGGTATTTACTGCAAAATTCTGCTTCCAGATTTGCTGGTATTATTCTTCCTACCATATCCCGAATGCTTTCCACAATAACCAGAGAACACTCTTTTACTACAATTTTTAAATTGCTCTTAAGGATATCCACGTAGATTTCATAACTACCCCCAAGTAGAGATGTTAACTGCTCCAGTAACTTTCTTTGGGTATAAGGGAGCTGATAGTTCCAGTTTGCTAATACAATATTTCTTCTTTCCTCGAGCGAAAGTGACGTGTCCCCTTTAATTCCTAACAATGACTCCCATTTTTTTATCCCCTGATAATCCGAGGATACTATAAAACTGTTATCCCACAGAATTCCAATGCTTGAATACAGCTGCCTCAATTCATTTTCTTCCGCTCCGCCTATCTCATTAAACTCTCGGATTCCTCTTAAATAATCTGGTAAATATGATATTAAATCTATTTCTCTTTGATTAAGCATCGACATCACCTCGTTGTGCTATCTTCTCAGAGGGAATTACATAATTACCATTAACTCCATTGATTTTTGTATCCATCACATCAAGAACCCCTTCCACATCCAGCAACCTGCTTTCAATTCTGGAAATCCTGACAATAATGTTATCTAACTCTTGCCACGAGTGATTCAATTCTTGGAAATATTCGTCCATAGTCTTTTCAATAAAATCTTTACATTTTACAGAGTCGTATCCTGTCTGATATGTGATTTTTGCAGTAATTGATACTACCTCTGCCTGGGCGCCTGTAACAGAAACTTTATGACCAATAGGCGCAATTCCATAGCCTTTCCCATGATCTGTAATTGGATCAATCTGTTCCTGCACACTTTCAATTAAATCCAGACTGGGAGCGTGAAAAGAGGAATCAACAATGACCAGTTTCACCGTTCCGCCACCATTCCAGGCAGGAAATACCTTTACCCCGCCTACCCCCGAAATCGCCGAAACTTTCTCTTTATAATCTGCAATATTTCCACCGTAGGCCTGTGATTTTAAACTGTCAAAATATCGTTTACGAAACCGTTCTGTTTCCTCTTCCTCTTCTCCTGGTACTAAAAGTTCTGTAAGTTCAGCAAATGTTAAGCCTTTTATATATTCAATGGGAATCAATCTGCCTAAATTTACATTTCCGGAAGTACCAATCGTTTCACACCGCATCCGGTATTCGAAGTTACCTAATTTTTCTATAGCCTTGTAATTCATTAAGTTTTGAGAGAAACGACTTCCTATTGGAATTTCCATATTAAATCGTGCCTTTAGTTCTGCATAAGAAGCTGCCTTGGGAATTATTCCGCGCTCAGCTGCTCTACGTATTAAAAATTCTCTGTCTGCTGTATCCGCAAAAATCTCTTTTAAGACCTGGTCGATCTCTATGTACATAATAGCAAGCTCTGCAGCAGCTGGAGCCAGCGCTGTATAAATTACAGAACCTTCCCTTTTATCTAAGTCAGATGATACTTTATCTAACATACGATTTAATATGTTCTCATACGAAATATTTTCATACACTTAAAAGTTCACCTCCTTTTCAGCATTAATTTCTCCTACCGGAGTATGGACGGTAAATGTTACAAATAGTGATGTACCATTCTCTTTGAAAGAAAAATTATCCACCTCATTGATTCGGTCATCTTGCATTAGGGCTTCCTTGATTCTTTTTTTCACTTTAGCTTTAACCAGCCCTAACGGTCTTCCAAAAAGCCTGTTTAATTCCACTCCATAATTCCAGCTATAAATTAGCCATTCAAAACGCTCCGTATTTAAAATGCAGTAAACAGACTGGCGAATTGCCTCTAAACCATCTGTCATTCCCATAATACGACCGCTGTTCATAACAAGGCGGAAGGTTTTAGATGGCTGCTTAATTATTTTAAAGTCCTGTTCCAAAATATCACCTGTTACTGGGAGCATAGTATCCCTCCTCCTTTACCATCTGCCTGCGACTACGTATTGTTGTCCTCCCCGTTTTTGAATGAGAAGAAGCCTGTCTCCATTTTTCAGACCAGCCTTTACAGTCACTGCCATCTCTCCCAAGCCTGGTATTTCCATTACACTTAAATGGTCTGTAAACTGTTCTGGTAATATTATCTGACCTTTTGATAATATGGTTTTCTGATCTATCCGAATTTCTAATGGATCCGTGTTAAGCACAGAAGCAGTTATAACATCACAAGGATCTCCGGCCTCTACAGCCTGCATTACAATTCTTTTTATGTTCTCTATCCATTCAACGTCAGCCAACTATTTTTGCTCCTCTCAATGTTAAATCCATAGTATGAATTCCTTCATCAATTTTGTGAGTGACCGATTCAATAACCAGATAATTTTTACAACTTGTGTCTAATGTATCCAGAAAAACCGGGATAAGACAACCAGCTCTGGCACGAATATCACCAAATGCATCTTTTATAGTCAGGGAACGGGAAGGACGGTTGTACAAAGTCAGATAGGTTTCTGCTACTTTTTGCCCATCCACTCCCTTTTCAATGGATTCATCCTTTTTAAGGACTCCCCATTTATTTATGTTCTCTGTGCTTTTTGTAATGTAACACTCTCTTTGTTTCGTATCACTATTGTCATAATACAGTTTGATGAGATTAAAGGTATTGCTGTCAATACTGACTTTATAGTCATAGTCCTGTGCTGTCGTTTCATCAATCATGATATCCAGCTTCATGTTTTCCATTGATTTAAGTGTTAATTTTCCTACATCATCATAGAACGTATATAATTTCCCTGAATGTATCATTGCAAGATCCATATTGTTCAAAATAATATCAAACAACGTCTTGTCCTTTTCTTTTCTGGAAAATCGCTGACCAGTATCCTCAAGTTCTCCTGTCTTTAGATGGAAATCATCCGCAATCATCTGTATTAATCACTTCCTCAGCAGAGGATTCCACATATGCGGATGCAGATAGATAGGATGCCT